TTTGTCTAGTAATAAACTCTAAATCATTTTCATATATTCTAATACTATTAGCAACATTATCAGAAATAGTGCCAGCAGTTGAGTTTGCAGTGTTTAACTCATTTAATGAAATTGATATAATACTAGCAGCTTCTTTTAATTGTTGATCAGATAATTCTTTAGTTGATTGTAATTTAATTTTTAAAATATCATCATCGGATAATTCATATGCTTCGAACGCCCATCGTTGTGATTTTCTAAAGAATTTTTTTAAATCTCGTTTTTGAGATTGACTTAATTTTTTGATAACATCTGAATTTAAAATAGTTAATAATGCATCATAATATCCAGTAGCTAATTGATTTTTAATATCAATTGATAATTTTTTATAATCATCAGAATCAGCTAAATCAGAGTTCATTTTATTTAACATATCAGTTGATGTTACTAAATCTATGTCTTTCTCTTTTGTTACAGTATAAGTAGCTCCGCCAATTGCGCCTCCTTTTTGTACTCCTCGCACACGATTTCGACGAGGCTCTGTTTGAAATCCGATACTTTTAGATTTAGTTACAGTTGCAGGATCTTCTTCTTGTTCACTCAAATTATTAATAATTTTTTTATCAGATTCAGATAAATTTTTTGAACCAAAACGAAGCATATTTTCTGCAAGTATTTGTTCTAATTTTTTCATATAGTTAACTTTAAGGAATATTCTTTGTTATAAATATGTTAACTACATAAAACTAATGCATTTTGAATCTTGCAAAAAATTCCTTATAATATAAAAAAATCCTATGATACGTTATGGTTATGCTTGTATCAACATGGAGTTATCGGCTCAAGGTATTCGTACCGGACGCACCATGATTGATCGCAAATTTAAATTAGGCGGATTGCAGCTTGCATCTGACATTGCTCTTGCCAATGCCCGCGACTTGTTGACTATTCTGCAATGGAATGAGGCACATGGTATTCGCTTGTTTCGTTTAGGCTCTGAGCTCTTCCCTCGTTGGAATCATTACGAGCTTGCAGATTTGCCTGACATTGCGCTTATTGCACAACATCTACGTGCAGCGGGCGATTATGCTCGTGCACATGGTCATCGCATTACAACGCACCCTGGTCCGTTTCATATCTTAGGTAGTCCTGATGCCGTAGTTGTTGACAATTCTCTTATCGGTCTTGAACGTCATTCTGAGCTCTTTGATCTTATGGGCTTTGCTCCTAGCTTTGAGAACAAGATCAATATTCACGTAGGTTCTACTTATGGTGACAAGCCCGGCACTATTTATCGTTGGTTGCATAACTATGATCGTTTATCAGATTCCGTTAAAGCTCGTTTAGTTATTGAAAATGATGATAAGGCTTCTATGTATTCAGTTCGTGAATTGTATTCCATGTTGCACGCCGAGATTGGTATTCCTATTACATTTGACTATTGGCATCACACTTTCAATACTGGTGACTTATCCGAACAAGAAGCATTCTTTATGGCTCGCGAGACATGGCAACGTTATGGCATCACTCAATGTACTCATTACAGCGAGTCTCGTCGCCGCGAGGCACAGGTTCTTATCGAGCGTATGTTTGCACATCACAACATCGATATGGCAGATTTGCCGAAATGGCCTACCTTCCACAAACAATACAAGGAGTTTACCAAGATCAAGGAACAAGCTCACGCTGACTATATTTTATCTACTCCTAATACATATGGTGTTGCAGATCTTGACGTCATGGTTGAGGCTAAGGCAAAAGAACAAGCATTATCTAATATAAAGTTAGAATGTTGTCAAAAACCATCATTAATTTTATCGTAATATATTTATTATATATAATATTAATATAAATTAATAAAGGTTATTATGAAAGCATATTACAAATACAAAAACAAAGTTACTGACGATTTAGAAGATGCATATGAAATTATCAAAATGGCTGGACGTGTAATTACTGAAGGTAAAGCTGATAAAGATTCAATATTGGATAATTTAGCACGTGCAATGAAAAAATTAGAATCTGCAAAATACTACATCGACCGAGAATAAATCTTTTTTAAATGAGACACAAATCAACTCCGCCCCTAAAAGGGTTTAAAAAACTACAATGTAAATATTGTGATACTATTTGTCAACGTGTAGATGAAAAGGCTACTGCCGTTACATGTTGGGAATGCACATCAAAGTTAGTTGCAGGTAAACATTTGGAAGTACGCAAATAATTTCTTAATATAGATTTATGTTAGAAGCAGAAAAAATTAAATCAAATTGGGAAGCATACCGCAAAGCGGTAAATGATTATTTTCCAACACGTAAAGATTCATTGAATCGAATGTATGATGCATTTGAAGATCGAATGGCACTGATGCCGGCGTCTTCAATGGCTCATTTTCATAATGCATTTGCCGGAGGATACGTGGATCATGTACTTCGTGTTATTGCATGTACTGAGAAACTTTATGAATCTTGGTCTGAAATGGGTGCAGATATGTCTGGATATACTTTAGAAGAACTTCGTTTTGCTGCAATGCATCATGATTTAGGTAAAGTAGGATTTCCAGGAGATGGTAATGAAGTTTATCAAATTGAAACATCTGATTGGCATCGCAAGAATCAAAACAAGATGTATAAACACAATGAAAATATTCCATTCACTATGGTACCAGATTTATCAATTTGGTTGCTACAAGAATATGATGTTAAAATGTCATGGACTGAATATCAAGCAATCAAGATTCATGATGGCATGTACGACGATGCAAATAAACCGTATTTTGTATCTCGTTCAGCACAAGCTAAATTAAAAACAAATTTACCGATTCTTTTACATCATGGTGATCATATGGCAGCTCAGATTGAGTTTGAGCGTTGGAGAAATAAAGATCAATCAACGCCAAAACCTGTTGCAGAAAAAAGTAAATTTACAAAAAGTAACGGTTTGAAAAACTTAGCTGAAAATAATCCAGATGTTGAAAAAACATTAACGGATATTTTTAGTGCATTCAATCAGGATTAATATGATAGCTGGTTTATTAATAGTAATATTGTTATTATCAACAACGTATCTTATATTTCGAGTTTGGTATTTAGCTGGAGCATTAGCTGATGCACAAGAATATATTGAAGATTTAGAATCAACTAATCAATACATGTTTGAACGCATTGCACAGTCTCATGAAGCAATGCAACAAATTGATAGATTAGGAGCATTTGCGTCAGAAGATGAAGCAGGGACTACATTTCAACTCTTAAAGCAAGTAGTTGAAGAATTAAATGAAGAATTTGAAAATGGCGCGCAAGAAAAAAAGTAACGTTTATTTTACAAAGATTACAGATATAGCAATATCTGCATATAATAAATCAGAAGATAATCTAGCACTGCGTGAAAAAATATATAGACGATTTATCTATCCAGCATTCATGAAACTTGCTGAAAATATCATAAATAAAGTCAAACCAGATTATATTGATTCTTCATTTCAAGACTTACAAACTGATTTAGTTACATATCTAACAGCTCGTTTAGATAAATTTAATGCTGCAGCTGGCAAAGCATATTCTTATTATACTAGAACATCATTTAATTATTTAATTGCAGAAAATCAAAAAGGATATGCTAAAGTAAAATCAGATGCTTTAGAAATTGATGTTGACGAACAACGCAATATTATTACTGAAATGCATAACGAGGATATGTTAGAAACATTGCGTTATTTTATGGATGCGTATATTGATTATTGTTATGATAATTTAAATTATATTTTTACAAGTCCAACGGATATTCATGTAGCCGACTCAATACTTCATATTTTTGAAACTAGACAAAACATTGAAAATTTTAATAAAAAAGCTCTTTATATTTTTATTAGAGAACGTACTGGTTTAGAAACTACTAACATAACTAAGGTTATCAAGGTATTAAAACAAATCTATGAAGAAAAATTCTTGGAGTACGAACAAACAGAATTCATAAAATTGCCGTTTTAATATTTATTATTAAAGGATTTACGTTATGGACAAATCTGATGAATTATTTAAAGGAACAACCTTTTCAGACTTAATGTCTGATGTATATCACAATTCAAAAAAGAAAGACAGACAAATAAATCAATTGATTGCACAATTGCAGCCATTGATAAAAAATGCGTCTGATGCAACAATCATTGTACCTTTAATTAAAGAATATCTAGATGTTGCAGTTAAAAATGATGATCATCTAGTTAAATTAACTGCAATTGTACAAAGATATATTTCAACCAAACAAACAATTTCTGGCGTTGATAGTTTATTAAGTGATGAAGAAAAGCAACAATTATTACGAGTTGCTGAACAAACATTGTCTGCAGAATTGACGGATGAATTAGATATCATTACATATGAAAGTGATATGCTAAATCAACGCATCGAAACAGCAAAACGAAAGTTGGAAAAGGATGTTAATGAATCAAATTGAATGGGATGTTGCTGAAGTATTAGATTATGAAAGAACATATCAATATGTTACAACTCCTACTGAAAATTCTAATTTATCAGAATTATTTGCAATTCGAGTAAGATCTTGTAGTCAATTATACAATCAAAAAATTTATATTGTTAAGCCTGGTAATATTAGCATAAAAAAAATACCATTGGTTGGTGAATTTGTTTTAATTTATAAATCATTTAATCAACAAACGACTGATAAAATTTGGAGAGAAACGTGGTATTATCATTCAACTATTGATATACAATCATCTATCAATGAAAATATGATTCCAGGTATTTCTGGCCAGCGTACAGCAGAAGAAATAAATGCAATAAAACCAGGAAATACTTTTTCAAGAAAATCTATTTCTCCAATTCAACCATATGAGGGTGATATTTTAATTGAAGGGCGAAATGGAAACAGTATACGATTTAGTAGTACATTAAATATAAATTATCCAAGTACTTACTATTATAGATTTCCATCGTGGACCGGTTCAGATAACAATATTGGCGATCCGATTATTATATTATCGAATCGAACTATCAATAAAAATAAAAAAGAATTTGTTGTAGAAAGTGCAGAACAAGATGCATCATCATTATATTTAACTAGTACACAAGAATTGAATGATCTACAACTTACAAAGCCATTAACAATACATAATTCATTTAATGGTTCGCAATTTGCAGGAATAGCAGACCGAATCATACTTCGAGCTAAACGTGATTTAGCTGTTATCGATTCTGAAAAAGGTATCATATTAAATACTCCTAATAATATCTTGATTGGTGGTGAAAAAGCAAGTCAACCATTAGTTCATGGAGATGTATTGGTAGATATATTGAGTAAAATATTAGATCAATTACAATTTGTTCCCATACAATGTGGAGAATTAACCGGCGGATTTCTATCAAAAACTCAATTAAAATCTGCTCGACAAAAATTAAATGATTTAGTAAGTTCAAAATATCGGATGGAATTCAATCCTAGAAAATAAAAGTAAACCATGGCAATAATACCACCATTAGATGAAATACCTAAATTAGCTGGTAAATTAACTAATCAACTAGTTGAATTAGGTTTAAAGGAAACTGACAAGTTAATTGATAAATCATTACAGACAGTACAAGATACAATTCAACTTCCAGAAAATTGTAATTGCAATGATCCTAGAATTAAAAAACTTAAACAAGATCTAGAAGAAATTCAACGATTGATTGGAAGAGTACAACAAACTATACCAAAAGTACAACAAGTAGTTAATGTAACAAAAGGTGTAGTTAATATCGCTAATAGTATAAAGACTGCAATTACAGTTGCACAGTTATCAAATCCAATAACTGCACCATTGTTTATTGCACAACAATTGCAAGCTATTCAAGATGCAACTATTACTAATGCATTGACATGTATCAATCAATTGGCAGAATATCCTGCGACATTAATTAATAAATTACCACCGGTGATTATGCCACCGATTCAAGAAGCATTACAAAAATTAAGTAGTTCATGTAACGGCGATGTGCCTGATATTAAAATGTTATCAACAACAGACACAGAAGTCAATAACATAAATACATATAATGATTTATACTCATCAGAATTTTATCGAGACATCAATGTATCAGAACAAGATTTACTTGATAGGGCTACTACAATTCAAACTTTAATTTCGCGTCAATTAGATGTGTTATCTAATTTACAAGAAGCTCCCAGTGCAGTATTTCAGCAAGAAGGAATACCAACTTCAGATATCGGTAAATTAGGCGATTATTATATTGATACGCAAAACTTAATATTCTACGGGCCAAAATTATCAGATACAGAATGGCCCCCAGGCATAAAATACTAATCTACATATTTATTATTAAAGTATTATCATGGATACAAAAACATTAGTAAAAGCACTTAAAACGGCCGTACGTGAGGTTGTAAAAGAAGAATTAACTGAAATTCTTCGCGAAGGTTTACAATCTACTATTACAGAGATGAAACAGCCGCAGACAAAAAAACAAGCTCCACCATCGCCTATGCCAAAGCGCAAGACAGTA